CATAGGCAGCCAGTCTAATGAATTCTTTGGCTGACTCTGGTGTCTTCTCCCAGTCCTCCATTGGGATCGGTGGATTCTCATCAATAGGATAAAAGGCCTCCATTACTGCCCGATGAATTGCAACATTAACAGCACAGGTGGATTCTTCCCTTGCAGTTCTTTTTTTACCATTTCTGCATTTCTTGACATAGTTAAAATCCTCAAAAATACCCTCGGGAATAATTGCCTGAATTTTGGATGCACCTCCCCTTCCCCCTGGACTGCTCGGGATATTCTGTATTTTCATTTGTTTTGGGCCGCCTCTCAATTTTGTAATCACTCTTCCAAAATTAGAAATAAGATAACCGGGTAACTCAATACCGTATTTGGTTAACGGCTTCCATTGTTCTTCATCAGTATCAAATAAGTTTATTGACATTTTATTATTGCCTTTCTTTTTTTAACAAATATTCAACGAGGTCATCATGGCCTCCAATGAGTTTCTTTCTCCCAACAAAAATCTTTGGGACTGTGGGGAGTGTATCATGTTCTTCTGCGAGTGTCAAAAATTCCTCTCTGGATAGGGATTCTGGTATATGCAATTCTTTGAATGGTATGCCATTCTTCTTTAGCAATTTTTTTGCAAGGACACACCATTTACAATTGTCCTTGGTGATGATTGTCATAGATTGTAGCATTTGATTTTCCATATAATATATAGGAGGTTTACAAATAAAAAAACCCCCCATGTACCGAAGTGCATGAGGGGTTTCTTTGGGGGTTCAGCGTCAGTAGTATATATGTCTAATTAGAATGCAAACTGTACGCCTACGACGAATCCTTCATTCTTGACATCCTGTAGTTCATCATTGAAATATGATGCAGTCAGCTTGGTGTTGGTTGCCTCATCAAGAACAAGATTCACACCAGCATCCCATCGCTGCTGCTCACCATCATTGGAACCCTCAAATTGAAAGTTCTGATAGCGAACGAACGGTTCTGGGGTCACGCTCAACTTGCCTGCCTTGAGAGCAAACTTGTCAAGAGCATAGGCTCCAAGAACATATCCACCGATACCTTCATTGAGTCCTACACCCGGAACATATGCGGCATCATCCAGATCATACTGGAAGAAACCACCATTTACGGTTGCAACACCCGGGCCAATTGCCGTGGAATAGGCAAGGTCAAGGTTCCATCCGAGATAATCGGAGGTTCCTACTGCCTCGTTCTGTGTCTGTAGTGCAAAACCAAGATCAACTCCACCGAGGTCGAGCGCAATTCGCGTGGCGAATAGGGCATCGTCGGCATTATTGACTCCTTGGAATACACCAACAGAATAGTCTACGCCGAAGTCATCAGATAGGAATCCCTTTGTTGCATCGGCAACGCCAGAAACCTTGTGATCGACTCCACCATAGACGGCACCACCATCAAGGCGTCCATAGCCATTGACGGATGGATACTTGGCAACCACAGTAGGAAGATCCCATGTGATTTGTCCGTAGGTATCGTTGAGGGTTGAACGGTTAGCGGGAGCAATAAATCGACCAGCCTTTACTGTATCCACAAAAGGTACTGGAAGATCCAAAGAAACAGCGGCATCGAGAAGATCGAAATTATTAGTGGCAGTACCATCGTACTGGGCGCTAATATCTGCACTCACACCATAAGAGGTATCAACCCCAAAGGTGAGACGTGCATTGTCTACTGCAAAATCATTTGTCTTATCTGGCTTGATTTCAAAATTACCATCGGCGCGAACCCCGCCACCGATAGAAACTGTGATGTCATCGTTGACTTCAACGACAGCAATATTGCCCATGACACTACTACCGCTGTCATCTGCACTTGAAGGGGCAGCCCAAACCAACGCAAAGCCAAACAATATTGCTGTTGCAACATAGGCTACGAGATTGAACTTCCGGTCTATTTGATTTTCATCATTACTATTCATTACTAGTTCTCCTTTTTGTTGTTATTATAATACAACGGTTGTTATTTTACTGACATGGCAATGCCAATGGCAGTAAAAAGCTCCCCGCAGACGAGCGAACCCTACGCAGCAGTTAAGCCGATTGTAGGGTTTATAAGTCTGGGCGGGGGGATTTAGGTTTATTTAGTCATTTTAAATCTTTACTTTGAGAGAAGATTTGGTTGCCCCTATAAAGGAAACAAGAGGGGTTCTTGGAGCAGGAGGCATTTCCTCTTTTATGAAAGTCTTCTTCCCTTCCTTTGTATTTGTATAATACCCCTTCCTGTAGAAGTCATAAAGAATATTATCCCTTTCCTCATCATGATAAGACCATTTTGATTTATTCTCTGAAGCATAAGTAATTCGCAAATTATCCTGATGGTGCGGACCACCCTGTTCTATAGACCAAATATGATCCACATTATATGCGGCGCAAGAACCCCAACACCTTCCTTCGGGGTGGGGCTCGTTAGACCTTTGACAACCTGCTTCTTTATTCATCTTATTATTAATTTTGTAGATCTCCTTAATAATGTTTTCATCAGCAGGCTCCCATGTATCAGGAACTTCATTTCCAGCTTTCTTGGCTCGCCTTCTGGCTACAGTTGCATCAGCCTTATCTCTATTTTCTTTTTTCCACTTGCTTCCCTTTTCCTTGCTATTGGCAATTCGTTTTTCGCCCAATTCAGGATCTGAGAAATACTCATCTCGATATACTTTGTCTCGCGCTTTGCCATTTTTGTATACGACACCATCAATTTCCATAGGAGTTTCCCAATACCGCTTCTTTCGCAGAGCCTTGAGCTTTCCATGATTTGCCGGATTATCACGATATGCCTGTGCTGACTTCTTGCTTCTTTCACAATGTTCTGCATAGCGTTCCAGGTCATTTTTTTTCATGTCTTCGAGTAGCTCTTTTGCCCTGATGCTGCGTATCTTTTTCTTTGTTTCTTTTTCTTCAGTAGACATTGCATCCCACTTGGCATCGAGTCCTTTCTTGGTACACTCTCTACATCTTGAAGCTCTTCCTTTATCTGTCTTGGGGCTATTCTTAATAGTAAATTTATCAAGAGGTAAAAGCTCCAAACATAATGTACAGTGTTTCATGTCCGCAGGAATGGCTGCCTTGATTTCTCTCATGCAATTTCTATTTTTATTATTATACGTCCCGCAATCAATACAAGCTGCAATTCTCCCATCTTGTCTTCGGGAGTCTTTCCAAAATCTATCTAAACGTAATAACTTATTTTTGTTTGGGCAGCGGTATCCATAAATTTCATATGGGTTTGTACAAAACTTCATGGTCAAAATTTCATAGGGATTCATATAAATTTTCTTTTTAATAGTCTTTTTTCTAACGACATTATTACTATTTGTTATTATAAAAAACGGTTCAAGCGTACTACTCATAATTTACTTTCCTCTCTGCGTAGGATAGGGAAGGTTGACTAACTCTGGTTTAGTCTCTGCAAATAGTCTCCGCAGATACTTTGTCTGTCCTTTGGACGGCCCCATAATCATTGCATACTTATGCTTCGGTGGACAGATTCTAGAAATGCAGGTATCCCTGTAGGCTCTTGCTGCATCTCGAATTTTCTTCTCAATCTCATCAGGAACATTCTTCCAATTCACTTTACCCTTGGGGGTTCTCCACTCAGGAAGAAATTCAATACCCATATCTTTTGCCATGCGTACATAGACACTTCTCATAGTTAGCATACGATCAGAGAACCATCCCTTCTCGGGATGCAATGGATCTTGCCATTGCTTTGTTGCACCAGAAGATTGTCCCAGATAGGAGAATCCACAGGCTTGATATATTGTACCTAGTTCCTTTGCCTCTGGATCAGAGTATGCAGTAAAGATACGGAAGTCAGTATTCTTTACCATCCAGCGTATTGACTGCATAATCATCCATGAGCCAATGTTCTTTGGAGCCCATGATATACTCGCTCCCCGTGCAATGAGTTTTTCGAGATTCTTGTTTTCCATACCCAAGAGATTTTGAAATGCATTCGGTGTTGCCATTACAACTACACAGGCAATCTGCCCATTGGATTTTAATCGTGCAACAAAACGATGCGTAGGAAATATGGGCATCTTGCCTAGCCATTCATGTCGCTCAATGAATGCCTTGATCTCGGCACACCCTTGCTTGTCTGTCTTGCGAATAAATGCAAAATCAAAATCAGATGTGCGTAGGGCATCGGCCTGTTTCTGAGTTAACCCAGCAGTAGCCAAATCATCATTGCGATTCACATCCTTGATGTGACCCTGCCAACATTTCTTGCCTTTATACTTGGCGAATCTTTCATGCGGATTCATCAATACTCCTATTCTTACTAATCTGTGTAAATCCCTTGACCTTTTCAAATCGCATAAAGCCACGGAATTTATCTTGCAACACATCCCCCTTGTGGGATATGATGAACACGTTTTGATCTGTTCCCAATGTCCAGAGAATTTTCATGAATTCATCTGTACCAGAAGAATCTAATGAGCTATCGAATACTTCGTCAAGGATCAACAGATTCGTATTCGTAGAGTTCTTCATCTTTGCTACTGCACGCCATGTGAACAATAGCGCAAGATCAATACGCATCTTCTCACCTTCAGAGAATGATGCATATGAGAAGTCATCCCTGAATCGACTCTTAATTGTCTCGTTGAAGCTCTCGTCTAGTGTGAAGTTAACGAAGAAGTCCATGCTCGCAAGGTACTTATTCACTAACTTATTCATGATCGGAATGTATTGCTTGATGATTCGCGTCTTGATTCCTGTATCCTTGAGCAACCCGTATGCAGTATCGTGAATGTGCTTCTTGTTGATAAGGATTTCCTTGTCCCCTTCCAACGAAGTCTTCTCATTCTCTGCAACCTCTAACTGATGGGCTGCATCATCAATATTGCCCGTGCTAGTTTCAAACTCTTCAATATCTTTATTGAGATTGATAATCAATTTGTCATTGGCACTACGATCTGACTCCAGCCGTGATACCATATGCTCAATGTCCTGTATCTCTGTCATGGTATTCTCAATAGACTCAAGCCTTGTCTTCATTCCTTCAATGTCATAGTTCAGGGCAACCACCGCCTTGACGATCTCATCCTTTTTAATGGACTTCTCTCTGATTATATTTGATTTGAATTCTTCGTGAATTTCCTGTTCACAGGTAGGACATTCGTTGTGATCCTCGTAGAATTCGATCTCAGAAAACAGCTTTCCTTGACTCTTACTTAGCGTACCCAGTATCCCAGTAGCTTTTGTGTGTTTTTGCTGAATTTTGGAAAAATCCAAAATTTGGCTCTCCAACGCTTTGATTTCGTTTACCTTTTCGGATGCGTTTTCGGCTAATTCATTATTTTGCGTTTTAATTTGTTCTATGGATGTCTTTTTGTCATAGATGCGCTTGGCATTGTCCTGCTTTAGCTGTTGCACATGGTCGCTATGCAGGGCAATCTTCTCATCGGCAATCTTAATTAAGTTTCCGTTGTCCCGTGTGCTATCCTTGATCTCAGACAGACGTTGCTTCAGGATGACATTCATGGACGAGAAAATCTCTATGTCCAAAAGATCCTCGATCACATCTCTACGATTTGCAGCAGTCAACTGCATGAAGGGAACAAACGTCGAGCTACCCAGAATTACTACCTGAGTGAATGACTTGTAATTGAGCTTGAGAATTTGACGTTCCAATAGTTCTTGGAAGTCTCTGGCATTGGCACTCTGATCGAGCGACTCTCCATTGACCACAATGTCAAATACTGTAGGCTTGATTCCCCTGCGTACAAGGTATTCATTCTTGCCTATATTAAATTCAATTTCAACTAGTGTACCAGACCCATTGATCGTGTTGACTACCTGTGGCTTGTTGATTTTACGAAACGGTTTGCCAAACAATACAAAGGTGAGTGCATCCAGTACGGTACTCTTGCCCGATCCATTTTCACCCACAATAAGGGTATTGGGTTTTCTGTCTAGCTCTATTTCAAGCCAATTGTTACCTGTTGAAAGAAAGTTCTTCCAACGAATTTTACTAAAGTGAATCATTCAGTCTCCATACTGATTGCTTCAAGGTATAGTCCATGAAGCAATTCATTCAATTCATTCTTCTTGTCATCCTCTACTCCAATGTCATCGACATAGTTTCGTAGAATAGTCAACGTATCTTCTGCCTGATCTATGTTTATTTCTCCAGTCACATCTATTGCATCAGAAAAATCCTCTACAATAGAAACATGAAACGGATTTGCATTGTAGAGTTCATCGAGCATTAGATCAAACCAATATGGATTGGTTTTGTTTTGAACAACTACCTTGACGTGGGTATTTTCATAACTCGAAAAATCTTGTTGCACAACTTCTTCAGAGGTCTTATTCAAATCATCATAGATAATTTTATGGAACATCTTATACGGATTGATTATATGATCCAAGTCTCTTGTCTCTGTATCAAAGATATGAAACCCTCTGGGGTCTTGGTAGTCTGCCCATGTCATTTCATAGGGAGCCCCAAGGTAGTACACCGTACCATCGTCAGACTTGTGGTGGAAATGTCCTGACATTGCCATATCAAAACGATTGAATGCAGATGCATCCAGCCCATGCTCGTTAATACCACCAGTCAACATCATGGCAAACCCCTTGACCTCAAGGTGTCCCAGAATAATCTCTGCATTGGACTCCTCCAACAGTCGCAGCGATTCTTTCCTGTTGCTGTCGTTGATCCAAGGCACCATAAGAACCTTGGTGCCATCGAAAAGAATCTCTTCGGGTTCTGTGTATATGGATAATGCAGAGTCTCCGTTGAAGAGTTCTGTCATGGAATTGATTTCATTTGTGTTCTTGAAAAACGTATCATGGTTTCCGATAATCACATGAAGGTCAATGTTCATATCCAACAATCGTTGCACAAAGTTTGTCTTGAAATTGCGTAGGATCTTGTAGTTAATATACTTCCGGCGATCAACAATATCACCTAGATGTACTACCGTTGAAATATCATGTTCCTTCAGATATGGAAAGAATATGTTATCATAGAATTTATAGAAATATTCATCAAACACCTTGGAATCATTTCTGGCTCCAAAATGTGTATCATTAATCAATGCTATTTTCATGTATTTGCCAGTGCATCAATGATGCCCTTTTTCTTTTTTGTGGTTGCCTTTTTCTTCTTATTAGTGTCGGCGGCCTTCTTAATATGTTGCGCCTCAAAGGCATCAATAAAATCAGAGATATTTGTTGATGCACCATCAATAAAGTTTAACTTTACTTCATGTGCTGACTCAGTATCTCCCTCTTGCAATACCATTAAATCATTGTCCAATCCGGCACGTTCAATAGACTTGTAACGAATATACAGTTGCTTCTTTTCCTTTTGGATTCGACGCAGAAATGCATAGTAAATGATCTGCGTGAAATACGCAAAGGGGTTATGCGATTTCTGTGGATCAAAATTACTGACGTATTGCAGGCAGTTCTCTACACCATCTGCAATCATCTCATCTCTGAATGTATAGTTGATGAAATTAGGTTTGTACGATAGATGCTCTGCAATCTTGACAAAGCATTCCCCAATGTAATTGGGAACCCTCTGTCTGCTCTCGTCGCCCTTTGACTTTGCTTCTGCAATGACTTCTTTAAACTTAATCATCTCTGCAAGAAACTTCTTGTTATCAACATAATGTATTTTCTTCTCTTCACTTTTCTTACTCATTCATCATATTCCTTTCAATTAGTGATAAATTATATCTTTCTTTTTGCCTTCAACAATTTTCTTTAATCCTTCAACTAAATCCTGTAGGGGATTATCAGACTCTTGCATTTCTCGCTCAAAATCTGGTAATGAAGAACGATCCATCATATCCAATTCTTCTTTCATGGCACGTTCAACAATCATGGTTACTACTTTTTTATAGTGCCTAATCAGTCGATCTGATGCATTAGTAATAACTAGAATTTTATCGCGATCTACGGAAATGTGTATGTCGTCTGTATATGGAATCCATGCTGTCAACATAATTGTATTTGAACCATCACTAGGATTTTCTAGAAGGGGTGTCATGTCAACAATTTTTAATGGGTCTTCCAGTCTAACTATTGCGGGAGTATCTCCTTCATGGACAACGGAAACCAATTCTGTTCCATCTATTAATTGAAGATACCTGTATTGAGGCTCATTCAGTTTCTGTTTCTTTTTTCTTGGTGACATTATTGTAATCCTTTTATTTTAAATCTACCTTATAGATTTTTACGTCAAACTTTTCATCCATGTAGTATTTGTGTCGTTCTAGAAAGTGTTTGGTCGCAAAGTTTTTGTGCGCCTTGTACCCTAGATCATCGACTATATCGTATAGCGTTGCTTCAGTTTTGTCTTCTCCTGTTCTTAGTCCCCGACCAATACTCTGAAGAGTCCTAATCTTCGATTTACCGGGGTGTGTGAATATGATGTTGTGCAACCGTTTGATGTTTACCCCTGTAGAATAGACACCGTTGGATGCAACAATGATCGCATTATTTTCTTCTTCTACAATTGCCCGTACTCGTTCGCGTTGATCCACATCAGTACCACCATAGACAAAGAATACCTTACGATCTTTGTCAACGGCATTCTTGATGCATTCGTATAATGGCTTGCCGTGCTTTTCTACATACTGAAACAGGACTAGTGTATTGCCTTTAAGACTCACAGTTAGATTGCGAATAAAGTTTCTTCGTTTCTCATGGGCAACAATAAAGTCTACCTCATCTTGGTAACGAGATCGAACCATTCGCTTTCGTTCGTTCTCTGAATAACGCAGAGTCAATGCCTTAATGTGAAAATCGGAAAGCTGCTTTTTTTCAATAAGTTCTCTGGTAGATGTAACTTGTTTTACTGGCCCAAATAATCCTTCAAGCATAAGCTGATGTACTTCTGTTCCATCTAATGTTCCCGTAGTTCCAATGCGATGTTTGGCATTAACTAGTCCAGTCATAATAGTGGACAATGACTTTGCCTTGAATAAATGACATTCATCTCCAATGACAACATCAAATGGATGAAAATATCTTTGGGTTTGTTTGTATACGGCTTGCCACGTTGAAATTGTGATTGGTTTTTCGGTGAATTTAGTTCTCCCCTCCATGATACAATGAACATTTTTATTGACATCCCATCCCCCCGCTGCACCATACAAATTAAAATCAGAATAGAGTTGAGACACCAAGGATATTGTTGGGACAATAATTAATATCTTTTTTCCTTCATGGTATCGGGCAATAGAGTAAATGATTAGAGACTTACCCGAAGCCGTAGGAGATACAAGCACACATCTACGATTTCTGATGGCATGAATAAATGCCTTCATCTGATAATCTCTCATGGGAAATGGATACTTCAGCCTATCAATAAATCGTTCGGCATCTTGAGCAGAAAATTCTTTTGCTCGATCAATAGACTTGTCCATATGTAACGTATACTGACGTTCCTCTGCAAATTGATCTAGGCGAGATAATAATCCGGCATATAAAGTACGATTCATATGAGAGTACATACGAATCTTTCCATCCCACATTTTATTTCTGAACTGGGGCATGAATTGATGACCGGGAACCATAAAGGTGAAATAGTCTGCTATCTCATGTTCAATTCCCGGTTCGGTATCAATGACAATTGAAACTTCATTTAACTTTTTTACGTTAATCATACTCATGCAACATTAATCCCATTAAGAAACTGTTCCCACTTGATTGCATTACCAATATTGAAACTACGGGTATTGATGCTCTTATTAATAATTTCTCGAAGACAATCTACCTTTTCTTGCTGTTCTGCAATAATAAGAAGAGCAGAAATAATATCCTTGTCTCCTGCAATATACCGGGGAACATCTTGTTTTAATAGTTTATGCTGGAAAGGTTCCCACCCACGTTCTTCTAGATCATCTTCATCCATCTTGCCGGTGTAGTATTCAAACTTTTCCTGCTCTAACGTCTGATGATGCAATTTCAACTTCTTTAGTCGAAGGTTTTCTTCTACTAGAATTTTTAAGTATTTGTTATGAAGAACTGGAATATTAAGGCTCTCGGACGAAAGCTCTGTCTTGTCGAGGCTACAGTCCTTTGACCACTCGCGTTGAATTTCTTCTAATTTCATTATAATCCTTTATTTAAAAAAATTTAAATAACAATATATGTTCAAAAAATCATGTATGGTAGTATAGCACGATCAATTGTGTTGTCAACAGTTTTTTTCAAATTTTCTCGTAATTATAATGAGTAAATTTAAATGTGGCATCTGCTGTAATATAATCAACATCTCCCTGGATGGTTGAAAAATTAAGAGCAGACAGAGAGGTGGGAAATAGCTCTTTAAATATAAATTGATGATTTGCCCTCATATTACTATTCAATATAATCAATGTGGCATCAGAGTATATGCTTTCGCGACTGCCTTTCGAGGCCTGGGTTGCTGGAGATTCTGTTAGGGCTTTGTATTGAGAATAGGTTTCTGGTGCAGACAGTCCTGCCATCCAGTTGTATATTTCAATCCAATTTCTTAAATCCTCGTCTACAATAAAAGTTATATTCAATGGTTCGTATACAAGATTGTCTCCGGGTACATGGGTATCCAATAATGGACTTGGTGTTAATACTTCGGCAAGGCTTATTCCTGGGAGAACTGCTGCCTGTACAAACCAATTTACATTTGGAAGATTTTGTACTATAAATTTAAACCCAACAGGAGAGAGATAGTTCTCATTGTCAGGATGTCGGAACTCTTTTGCCATGTGAAAGAACCTCTTGCTATTCTTTATTATTTAGGCATAACAAGAAAAAAGGGGGGAACCGAAGTCCCCCCCTAATTTTTATGGGTAACAAAAATATCTACTACCTAGAGCTTGATTAGAGCCTTTCGATAATAGGCATTGTTGTGTGCCCCGCCGCCTGTAAATGGATTATTAACAAACCCGTAACGAGTCTTAAATCCAATCTTTGGCTGGAAGGTGTCCTCTCCTACTGCACGCACCATCTGTAGTGGTACATATGGGCAATAGAAAACACCGGCATCATAGGCTGAAGTGCCCTTATATCCATTAATCGCATATTCATATGTTGGATTAAGTGAAGCATAAGGATCAATATAGACCTTGACACCACCTCCAATAGTTCCTGCAAACGTACTGCCATTGACATCGCTGTTCAATGCAGGACTAGGATCAAGAACGCCAGACGTTGACAATGCAGATGCAATGTTGGGTGACACGATTAGCATATTTCCCTTGCCGCGACGTGTTGCGATACCGATCTTATTGGCTTCCTTCTCGAAGTACCAATTAAGAATCTTGAATCGCTCAACCAACCAACGTGCAGAACCGAGATCGTCTCGGTGTTCTACTCGCGTTAGGTCAACAAGTCCTGCTGCTGCTGTATTTGCACCAGAACCAACTTGCGCTGCCAGAGCAATCTTACGAACAACCTCTCGATTGATCTCAGCATTGATCTCAGTCGAAAGAATGTTGGAAAGCTCGGCTTCGGCATCAAGACCATGAATAGCCTTGAGATCCTGTGCAAGCTCTGTGGTGTACTCAGCCTTGAGGGCCCGAGTTTGTGCAACAACAGAAGTCTTCTCAATGGTGAATCCCATCTCTGGAATCTGATTAGTTGCCTCAGTTCCCCAAAGTTCGGCAACCGAAGTCGCTGCACCATTACCAGTAAGAAATGTTCCGTCTGGTTGGGTAATAATATCCGCCAAGCCGTCGCCTGATACAGTTCCATCAGGATCAGCAGTTGCCGTTAACATGGCTTCCATTGCACCTGTATGGAGCTTGCCATCGGCTGGTACTGGATTATTCTCACCAGAAGTATCATCTGAAGAAATACCGGAATATGCGGTATTTGCTTCGTTGAATAGTGCTTCGCCAGTTCCATCGGTCGCGGAACCAGCAACAACCCCCTTTGGAGCATACTTCGCCTTGAGGGCAAAGATAAGTCCGGTAGGACCATTCATTGGCTGTACACCACAAATATCATATGCCATGAGATTTGGGGCATTGCGGCGAACGAGACTAATTAGGACTGGATCAAAGGCAGCAACATTAGTGCCACCAGCGTTAGTTCCGCCGGTATCCATTCCAGAAAAGTTTGTTGTCTCACCGAGAAGCCCGCCGCCGCTTTGGGAGGCGTGGTCTTCGCGAAGAGCAACTTCTTCGTTCTCCAATAGTTGTGCTGTGACAGCGCGTCGATAAGGGTCCTTAATTGGATCAAGGTCTTCGTGATCTAGTACGGGCTGCCACTTTTGTGTAAGTCGATCAAAATTTGAATCAGACATTTTGTTTTAACTCCTTGTTAAAAGTGGTTTATAAGTAAACGCAATTACTCTTGAATAACATTCTTCTGTGTTCGAGCTAATGCGCCAACATAAGCAGACATTGTGCCGGTGGTTTCTTCAAAGATGCCACCCTCAACTTCCTGCTCCTCTACAATAAATTGCTGATTAGTTGTTCCTGTCTTGGGGAAGTAGTTTTCCCTGAGTGTGCCAAGAGCATTTGCATACTGCTCGACATCTTCAAAGTCTACTCCTTCGGACAGTTCCTTCAACTTCTCATACTCTGTATCGACAAGACCATCAGAACTCTGAATAAGGAGTTCAGTCTTCTGATACTCATTGATCTGCTTCTGCATATCAATTGTCCTTTCAATACTTTCATTTAGTTCACCCTCTAGCTTATCGACACGATCTGCAAGAGTATCTGCTACATCGAGCTTCTCATCTGGAATCTCGATATAATGTTCTGCGAAGAGATTGCGTAGTCCTGTAATGAACTCTTCACTAATCTCTGCCTGTAGACCCTTGGTGATTGCAAGCTCATTTTCCTTCTGCCATTCATCTACGGCATAGGAAAGATACTCGTCAACCTTCTCGGTCATATCAGTAAGATTTTCTTCGCGAGCTTCGGTTAGCTCTTCGTCAAACTTGCTTTCAATCTTCTCTAGCTCCTCATTTACCTTGGCAATGAGCGCAGCCTCAAAGATTATTGCTGCCTTTGACTTAAAGTCATCGGAAAGATTAACTTCGTCGTTAAACATTGCAGCAATATCAGCAGAAAAATCAACATCCTCTGCCTTTAGCCTAGTCTTCTCTCCCTTGTCGCCCTTCTTTCCAGCCTTGACCTTCTTTGTTACTTCTGTAGTCTTATCTACAGACTTGAAAATCTCGTCTGGATCTGCAACATTGGGATCGTCCTTTGCTTCGTCAAGATCGTCGTCCTCTTCAAGAGTAGTAAGAGAGTGCATGATCTTATCGAAGTGAGACTCTAGCTTGGTCTTCTTGGTATCCTGAAGCTGATTAAAAATAGCGCGAACCATAGCGGGCTTAGTCAACGATTCCTTAACCCCCTCTTCTTCATCTTCATCTTC